ATCAATCCCCATTCCCCCCCTCTTACCTATGTCATCAAACTGCTTTACCATTGCTCTATCATGCAACCCAATTTCTTCCAACCCCCCCCCGTACTCCTTAGTAGCAGCAGTGAGCTCATCTCTGACCTCAGCCGTCATACCGCCAGCCGCCGACGTTAGAAGGTCAAACGCTTCCTGCCCATCAAGCCCAAAATCTCGCGCCATCTCTGACGCAGCCTGCATAGACTCCGCAACATCTATACCGAACTTCTGCTCTAGAATCAGCGCAGACTCAGTGAGAGATTCAAGGTTAGCGCCTTCACCAAACGCCCGCTCTGTCTCAGCTACTAGGTGCGCTACTTCCTCGAGGCTACCGCCCCAGGCATTTCGGTACACGTTACTGGCGGCAGCTAAATTATCTTCGCCTACCACGCCAACCAGCGCATCACGGTCCATAGCATCGCCAAAGCCTTTGACAAAGCCCGCAGCACCTACAGCCCCCGCAGCCAGCATAGCCTTACCAGCAACCTTGCCCACGCCCGCAACAGCGCCGCCGAGCTTCCCCAGCCCCTCCTCAGCGGCACCCAGCGCCTTAGACAACCCGCTAGCATCGCCTAGAATCTTGATAGTTACCGGCTTAGCCACATTTCACCCTCTCCTGTTGTTGCGCATTCGTTCTAGGTCTGCGTGATACTCCTCGAGCGCAGCGAGCTCCCACAGTGCTAACCCTGTCAGCTCAGTCCAAGTGAGTCCGGACACGTTGACCAGCGAAGCTAGTCGACGCACCCGGACTGCACGAGACCGAGCTAGGTGGGGTCCACCTCTGACGCCTCCATCTGGATCGCTCCCATAGGCAGCGCACGGATATCGTCCTCCGTCACGGTCGGATCGTCTCGCCGTGCAGAGATCAGACCGAGCGCAATCATCGTCTTCCCGGTCGGCAGTTTCGACATGTCGCCGTCAGTCGGCAACGAGCCCACGATCGACTCGAACATGTCGAGCTCGCCGTACGTCAGCGCATCCAACGCCACGACTTTGATCACTCGTTCTTCGCTCTTCTTAGCTTTCTTGTCTGTCATTATCATCCTCCTAAAGATGTTTGCTTGCTAGCTTGTTTAACCGCTCATCGTAGAGCCGGCGAATATATTTGGCGTCGTGCCCGAGAGCACGGATAAGAAAGTTGTTTGGTTCCGTGTAGCCACCCTGCGGGCGAGGACGGTGACCGAAGATCACAGCGCCCGCATACGGCACCCGTGCCGCTGTGCCTGCCTTCACCTTGGCGCTCGTCTGACCCGCAAGCGATCCGATCGACTTCTTCAGCCTGCCAGACACAACAGGTGCCATATCACGTGCAGTATCCCGCACCTTGTCAGCACCCTCCTTGTTGATCAGGCGGAGCTCCTTCGGAAGCGCCGTATCACCCAGGTTGCGCAGCTCACGCCGCAACTCCTTCAAGCCATCAACCTCGATGCTCACAGGATCCTTCGCCATAGTGCACACGTCCTCTCAGATAGCCCTACAATCGACCCTAAGCGGCTTTAGCCGCCCCAGGGTATGACGGTGCCGCCCGGACCCCAGAAGGGCACAGGCGACACCACAGGATCACACAGCCGTGTCAGCGCTCTGATACGTCATCGACACAACAGGATCAGTTCCGTTATGCATCGCCTGGAACGGCAACGTGATCTTCGACGTGTCAGACAAACTCGCAACAGGATTGCCGTCAGTCCAGTTACACGCCTTCATCCGCAACTTGAACTCGTTATACTCAGGCGAATCAATCAGCGCGCCAACCCACTTAAGTTCGATGTCTACGATCCCAGCAGCCACCCACTCAGCATAACGAGTAGTATCGGTGAAGTCGAGAGTCATCGACCCAGTGTAAGAAGGCATCCCAGAACGCACAGGCTCCTTCTTCAAAGCAGAACCGCGCAGATAGCGCCGGTCAGTCTTCAAAGCCAGATCTGCGTTGAAACTGAGGTCTAGCAAATCGAGCACCTCTGGCGTGCCATCGACATCAAGCGTAGCAGTGCACTGAGTCCAGTCATACACCGCAGCCGACGCAGGGTACGCTGGTGTAGCAGCCGCAGTTGAGATGTCTACGTCCTCGCTGTCGAAGTTAGCAGACCACACGAGAAGACCGTCGACTCCCTGCGCCAGCGACCAGCTAGTGATTTTAGCGCCGTGGTGCGTACTGGCAGACACGCCAGTTTCGAGGGTGGGCCTGATCACCTGGATCGTGTAAGAATCGGCGGGTGCACTATCAGAAGTCTCGAACGTCTGCAAATACGCTGACGTAGCATCGACCTGCGTAGGCCCGGCCTTCGTGCCTAGCGAACCCTGCAACAGCATTCCCATGCCCGAGGTCAACATGTCGACCTCAATAGACCCAGCGCCGCCCATGTTGACCGTAGTCACACGATCGCTGCGCAGCGCCTGCATATTCGCACGCATACCAACAGCCTCGATGCGTGACTGCGTACGAGTCCAACTGTCCGCTTTGGCCTCGTAGCTGCGTGTCATCGTCACAGGTGTGCCGTAGGTGGTCTCAACCCCTACGTTAACGCTTGCGTCTAGAATACTCATTTGCTCTCCTTCTTAGGTTGCTTGGTAGGTTCGACCACAAGCGCAGTCCACTCTTCATTTCCTTCGACAGCGATCTCGTCGCCGTCCATAAACTCGATAACATCGCCGGGTGCCGCACGGTAGACCGCACCACTGCGCCCTACCAGTTCGACCCCGTTGCCGTTGTGTTTAAACTTCATTCTAGCCTCTCCAATAGTGTCAACTCTATGCGGACCTCGACCGCCTGATAGCCGTCAGGGTGCTCTGATAGTTCGCTTTCCATACCTGCCACAACAACAGACATGGCACCTGACGCAACTGGTGCGTTAGGCCACTCCGCAGGCTGCGAGTATGCTGCCAGAAAGTTCTCGATAGCGCCCGCTATCACGAACGCACGCTGCTCCGCATCCTCTGCGTCGGCCATGATCGCCGACTGCACAACTAGCTCAAGGTTCCACTCGACATGGCGCACCTGCCTGCCAGCCTTCAACCGGCGCTCGCCACCATCCGCCCGTGCCAAATCACCGAAGAACACAGACTCAGAGCGGACACGATCCGCAGGAGGGCGAGCATACGCAGTCTGCACATATGTCGGCGCTGCCGCTGTAGCGCTAGCAGTAGCGAGAAGCCCGACCTCATCGAGCAGCGCCCGCTTCACCTCCGGCATGGTCGATATCGTAGCCATCAGCCAACCCTCAGACCGTGACGATTACGGTTCAACACAGCGTTCACGTCAGGCATCGGTGATGGCCTACCAGGCGCACCAGCCTGCGCACGCATCTCGAAACTGCCGTCGCTAGTAGTCAACTGCAGCGCCCGCTCAGGCACCCTGGACTGTAACGACAGAAGCCAGAAACGAGCCAACGAACGAGCAGCCCACTTGATTGATTCGCTAGGCTCGTCGGTGAACCCTGCCGTGCCTGAAACCACAACGTTGCGACCCTCATCGTCGTACGTGAACGTGCCTGTGCTGCGGACGATCACACCAGTCGGGCGCAGCACGTACGTGATACCAACACCGTCGGTCACACCATCAATCGTGACAGACGTGATCGTTCGAGGGTACATGATGTTCGCACCCGAATCGGTGCGCAACGTCACACGATCATGGCCAGAGCCATCGATCGTGCATGTAAACGACTCGTACGCTGGCGTAGTGAGATCGCCGAACGACGTGCCACAGTAGTCGTCGATGGTTTCGCCTGCGATGAGTATCGCAGCGTCTAGATCTGCGTCGCTGAACACTGCGCTGTCGCCCAACCCGTTTAGCGCACGCATCTCAGCCCGAGTTGCATAGGCCATCAGATATCGGCCTGCTCGACATCAACAGGCTCAACCATTGCGGTCTCTTTTGACTTCTTGCGTGACCGCTTCACGACAGGCTTCACAGCAGCCTTCTCAGCGGCAGCCTGCTCTGCGAGGAACTCGACAGCATCGCTGTGGTCTTCAGGAACCATGCGGCCCTTAACTTCGATGAACTTCATATCATGCCCCTTCAATAAAATCGGTAACCAGTGGCACCGGGGGTGCTGCTGCTGTCATGTCACGCAACAGCACCCCAGGAACCCATAACCTAACTACTAGCCAATATCAGCTAGCAGCATCAGTGATAACAGTAAACGCATTGTTATCGATGATATCGCCGTCGGCTCGCATGATGAAGCGCCAAGTGACAAGGTCGTTCAAGAATGCGAAGTCAGGCGAAACGTCTGCGCGAATCCCGCCAACAGTACGCACCAGATAACCGGCTTTAAGATCGCCGTAGATGCCGATCTTAGCGTTAGCACCGATGGTGGCGAGGCTATTGTCTGTGTACACAGGTGCACCCAGGAGGGTCGAAGCTGCACCAGCTTGCATGCTTGGGTTCCACAGGTAACGACCATCGCCGTCAGCGAGGGTACGCAGATCGGCAACTGTGGAGTCATTAAACAACCACACAGCATTCTGACGATACGGCGACGCAA